TATACGCGGGCCATTGAAGTGCAATAGTTGGATTAGTTGTATTAATGATATGAAGAGGGTACAGAGGTGTACTCGTTCCTATACCGACTGAACCAGAGTTGACAGCCAGAGCAATATTTGACGAATTGATACTGACTGCAATGTTCGAAGGTGACGACTCTCCCGTCACTTCGAGAGTTGCATTTGATGTAAGACTTGTGCGGTACGGCGAAGAGTAAAACCAGGTACCAACAGGTACCGGAGCTTGTGAACCTCCCGGCGGGGTCCAAAGGAGACACGCACCGTACCCACCTCCGATCTGTATTTGACGAAACATAACAGAGTGAAACCCAACCGAAAGAGATACTGTACCGGGCGTCCCGCCTAGACCCGTTCCGTGAACACCGTACCATGTTGATACAGGTGTCGCATTTCCAGTCGTGTATTTCGGGTCCATACCTGCAGGGTAATCGATAAACACATCGCCAGAGTCATCTGTATCCACCAAGAATGTATATGAACCAGCGTTAGATATATAAATTGAACCCGTATAGATCCATGAAAAGTTCACAGTGAGATTTACTGTACTTGACTGATTGATCCATTGAAATGTATATGCATTTGCAGTTTGCGACGCAGTTTGCATATTGAGATCAAATCCCGATTGATTACCTGGAGCCGTCGTGTTGCTTAATAGCCACTCTTGGCGAAACACACCTGGAAGGTACCCCGGGTTACTCGTCCCGACAAACTTACTCGTGCCAAGTACCCAGTTATTCGTCGTCGTGACTGCATTTGCTGAATAAATGTTAGAAAATGAAGCAGTATTCAGACCCAAGTGAGGTCCATAGAAGGTGCCCACAGCAGAAGTAACATTGAGTGATGTGATATTAGCTGTGGAGGCTACCAAGTTGGTCGTGAGTGAATTTAAGTTTGAAATTGTCAAGACGTTCAGGGTTCCCACATTTGCCACGGAGGCTGAGAGGTTAGTGGTCAGTGAAGCAAGGTTCGAGACGGTCAAGACGTTCAGGGTTCCCACATTTGCCACGGAGGCTACCAAGTTGGTCGTGAGTGAATTTAAGTTTGAAATTGTTAGGACGTTCAGAGTCCTTACATTCGCAGTAGCTGTTGCTACAGAATTTAGGTTTGAAATTCCAGAGACATTCAAGGTATCTATAGAAGCTCCCTGAACGACTGTAAAAGCATATCCAGGGCTACTTGCCGTGTGAACAGCCACATTTCCGTACCCATCGATGACCATAGCAAGTTGGGTATGGTCCCAAAACTCGGCGACATTATAGGTCATATTCGGAAACTCATTCTGGTTCACATAGAGTGCCGTCGTAGTTCCTTGATTCACTATAGAAAGAGAGTTTGTAACTGTCGTATTAGTTGCCGTCACTGTAAAGTTACCAGTGACTGTTAAATTTGAAACAAACAAGTTGGCAAAGTTTGAAGTATTTGTACTGATTATAGGACCACCGACAGTAAGACCACTCATGGTCGCCGACGAGCTGACATTCAGGGTACCTATATTAGCAGTCGCAAAAGGTTGGACAATGTTTGATGAATTTATGTTTGAAATTTGATTTCCATAGATGAGAGCACTGTTCACAATCCCAAAGGCGAGGTTCGAGGCATTCAGGTTACTTATGGTGTTTGGTAAGAGTCCCGTAACATTTGAAAACTGGAGATTGCTTAGGGTGTTTCCATAGATGAGGGCACTGTTCACAATCCCAAAGGCGAGGTTCGAGGCGTTTAAATTACTTATTGTATTTCCTGATGTACCAACAAGACCTGATATATTTGAAGCACTGATGTTGCTCAGAGTGTTCCCATAAATAAGGGAGCTCCGGACAACTCCAAAGGCGAGGTTTGAGGCGTTCAGGTTACTTATGGTGTTTGGTAAGAGTCCCGTAACATTTGAAAACTGGAGATTGCTCAGAGTGTTCCCATAAATAAGGGAGCTCCGGACAACTCCAAAGGCGAGGTTTGAGGCGTTCATATTAGAAATTTGACTCCCATCTCCCTTCAAAGTTGGTACAAATATATCATCTTGCAAATTTACAGTAATATTTATAGGATTACTGACGATTGTGTTTTCACACATTTCTATCTAGCTTTTACCGAGATTATTATGAGTAAACCAATAAGCGCTACACCCGCAACGATCATCAACTGTTTATTCTGATCGTCCCCTCCTGAGTTCCATGCGACTGGGGGAGGGAGGCTCATCGGTCTCATGGGTTCCTCGGGGACGTGAACAGTCTTGAAACGTAGGATGAACATATTACGACCCATGTCGATTGCCGGACTGAAATTATTGTCAATAAATACGTTACCGTTATTGGGCTGCCTCCATGTGATTGTCAACCTGTCAATCTTATCTATCCGCGAGAGATACTCTTGAGTGATCGGATAATTTGCACCATAAAATTCGCTATTATTCACCACGTTTGATGCAGAATAAACGTTTCCGAATGCATTTGTAGATGACTTTACTGGAATAACAGCAAATGAGCCATAAAAAGCGTTGGCGGTTGGAACAGAAAGGTTGTGGATAGCTGACGTGTTTCCAGTGTTGGTCGAGTAGGTGTCAGCAATAGTAAGTGCGTCAGCAATGAGCGTCTGGGGCGTCCGGAGCTCTGCGATATCCAAAGTCAGATACTGTGAACTGTACACGTTCGGCAACATAGCCGAAAGAACCTCCACCTTTTCAATATTTCGGATGGGGGTTGTCAGATGCAGAGTATATGAATTTGAATTTGGAAAAAGGAGTTGATTCCGATTATTGGAATCGACATAGACTGTGTAGTCCATTTCTAATAATTACTTGGTATTTATTCTCAGTAAAGACACGTGTTTCTCTTGGCACAAGTCAGTTTTAGAGTTAGATATGTTGGACCTGACACGGACAAAAGAGATCCATCATGTTTGTAGAGTGACACCGTAAGTTGCTGAACCTGCCGAATTGGTTCAATAAACTCTGTGATTGCCTGAAAATAAGCCCCTGATGTGAATACAGTTCTGGGAACTGTTTGTTCCGCTGGGATGCACACGAGTGACGTGCGCATCTGACTGAGGTTTGAAAACTGGCTTGAAAGATTAGGTCCTATGTTTGAGGTGGTGGGCAAAGCCTGTGTATTACTGCTGAAAGTTGTAATAGCTGTCTGAATATCCATGCGATCATTGAACTTGGAAACGAGTTCCTGGATGTATAAATATATAACATCAGTTCCAGAGCTTGGGGATGAAGTATTCGAAAAGACGCTCACTGAGAGCACTTCCGCCTTGACGATGTTTCGCAGGGGAATATTGATGTAACCAATGAAGCTGTTGTTTGCTGGTGCAAAGCGAGAATCAATCTTCAGTGTGTACTCTTCATACTGTTCGCACGTAGGCGAAGTCATTTCTATTAAGTTCGCAGAACTTATTTTAGGGCACAAAGTCGCTTCGCGACTTTGGTCTACTTCTCCAGCAAAGAGCCGCCAACACCGTCGGCGATGGTGTAGTCGCGCATCTGGTCACGGACCATGGCAGAGCCGCCGCACAGACCACCTGGGGTCAAACCCACGGTGTAGTAGTCGGCAGTCTCCGAGGGACCTGGGACACAGTCCACACGGTCTTTCAGGGCGAAGATGTCGCCGTTAGTCTGACGGGCTGCAGGACCGGCGTTGACCACCAGGGGGGAGGGCTCGTAGCCGCTCTTGCCGCCCTGGATGACCAGGACCAGGATCGCCACGAGCAGACCGATGATGATGGCATGGATAGCCAACTTTCCAAACTTGAGCTTCATTTGTATTTTGTGAATATTATTTTCGGGGAGCTTTGCGTTAAAGGCAAGTAACATCATTTCTCTAAAAGTAGTAGGATGGCTGCCGAGGTAACTTTTGAGACCAATTCTGGACAAACTATGAATTTGAATGATGAGGAGACGGCTCTTCTGGATGAGATTTCGATTCAGCCGGCTGAAAAGAGGGTCCCGCTGAAAGCCAAGCCTTCCCGTCCTAGCCCTTTCGCGAAGCGTGCACCTGGTGTTCAGCAGCAGCTGACTCCTGACGATGGTCTGGATATGTTCATGAATCCAGGAAAGCGGTCAGCACCAGCACCACCCCCACCTGAGGAGTATGACGGTGGCGAGGAAGGAGAGGAGGTTGAGTACGAGCAGCAGGAGGGTGGACAAGGCTACAGTGCCCAAGTTCCTTCTGAGGGGTACAAGACGATCGAGGATGAGAAGGCTGATCTCCTGAACAAGATTTCCCGTCTATCCAAGAAGGGCATTGCAACCAGTGCCCGCCTGACCATTTACTCGGATATTGAAGAAATTCGAACCGAGTTCAAGCGGATGATGTACGGCATTGAGGTGGACCGCTCCATCAAGTTCCAGCGACGCATGCTGGTTGCCTGTGTGACTGGTCT